TGAGCGGCTTCCAAAAGGGATTCGTCCAGCGGGACAGGTTCTGCGGTGACAGAGATTTCCATCAGTTAGCCTCCGCCGATCCCGGCTTTTCGAGGAGGACGTTCACGTAATACAACTTCGGCTCAAAGCTCAATTCTGAAAGCGGACGGACAACGGAGCTTTCGTCAAGATACTTCCAGCCAGTGAAGCCGAACTGATACGGGGCAGTAGAAACCCCAATCTGCTGGGCCTTAAACAGGGTCACACCCGGCTTGCCAATCAACTTCACGACCGGAGCCAGCACAGCGGCGGCTCCCGCTCCAAACAGCCCACGAAAGAATCCCCTGCGAGACAAGGACATGCGGTTCTCCAATGGCTTACATCGTATCATGAACGATTTAGCGGTGCGCAACTTGCGAGGGAGCCGTGGCTGCGCCGAAAGATCGGCACCACACGAGACTATCGCGGCGATCTTCAATCTGCGAGAGGCGCTGGCCGATTTCGAGGAATTGCTGATAGAGAGCAAACCCTTCGGCTGCGTCCTCGCCGCACTCTTTCAACCTCGCGTAGCTCGCCGCATACAGCTCCAAAGCCTGATTAAATTCCTTCGCGAACGGGCTGCTCTCCGTCCCATTCGGCGGCCAGGTATCGACGAACGGGTACGCGATCCCGGTCACGTTGATCGTAATCGGCTGGAGCGGAGCCGGATGCAGGATGAAGTAATTCAGGCCCAAGGGAGCCCATCGCTTCGGAATAGCCCCGCGCTCAGACTGCCATGCTGGCGACCACGACGAGCAGAGATAGTCGAGGCTCCGCAGCGTCGTCTTACCCAAAACCGAAATCTGCGTGCGAATGTTGGTGAGACATATCAGGCCGGGCGGCATGGGGTTAAAGCAGGTGTTGACCAGCGGCGTAATGGGCTGATCGAAGATTTGGGTTGGCCTTCCGACGATGAGAAGTAGCTCGGAAATCGCCTCCGCAAGCCCCGCATTTATTTCATAGTCGAGGCTCCAGAAAATATTCGAGTCATCCTGCAACCGCTCGCTTACGGATGGGGCCATCTCGGCGATTGTGGAGGTAAGCGCCATCTTAGATCGTCAATAGGTTCGGCAGATAGGTATCGGCATTGGTTCCGGAAAGCCAAAGTTTCTGTGTCTCGATGCAATTCGCAAGTACCGCCCCGCCAGAAGGCTCCGTGTACGTGCTGCTCGCCGAGATTTCATAGATCAACGAGGCCGACCCTGCCCCGGCCGAATTGTCCTCGCCGAGATAAAGCAGTCCGGCGAAGTTCTGAATCTGCACCTGAGCCACCGGCAAGGCCAACACGACGAACTCCCCTGAAGCATGGTTGCGCGTGAGGCCCATGACGGTGATGTTGCTGGCAGTTAGATTGACAGCCACGACCGGGCCACCATCCGGCTGAATCAGGCTTCCCTGAGAGAATGTGTTGGAAGCGCCGATCATCACGCGATCGCCCTTGCGGAAGATGTTCTGCGACACAGGCACAACGGCCTGCGAGGGGTTGGATGCCGGAGTGAGGCCACCGGTCTGCATATCGGGCGTCGGGACTACGGCAGCCGTAAGGGTCGCGCCAAAAACAGGCTGCGGGGTCGTGCCGAGGGTCTGTATGCCGAATCCGCGAAGGCTCATTACTTCTCCTTGCCTGCCATGCGCTCGCTGCGCGGCTTGAGGTCGCCGTCAAACTGCATCGCGCTGGGCCGGTTGTAGACTCGCTCCATCGTGCGGCGGGTGACGGGCTCTTGTGTGGTGTCCTCGGTGTACCCTTCTGGAGTCCACCGGTAGCGGGAACCCTGGGGCTGCCAGTCGGACGCCTTATGCTCGTACTCTGCCTCGTTGTGGCTGTTGCAACTCGCGGAGACGCCATTTTCATCTTCGACCCGTCGGAACATATCGGCCATATAGCACCTCGCGGAACAGTGTAAGCCAACTTTGGCGCAAAGGCACTAAAAACTGTCTGCGGTTTTTCATTAACTCTTGACATCGTACCGCACGACGCGCTACATTTACGTCATGGAACGAAAGGCTACAAGCTTCCGTCTCAGCACGACAGCGCTCGCACTGATCTGCGCTTTGGCTTCCGCGTTGGGGTTGTCCCAAGTGGCAGTCCTTGAGCAGGCAGTGAGGGAGTTGGCGCGGCGTCACAAAATTCAACCCTAGCGGCAGGCCGTGTCGTGGTAGTGCATGGCATGTTGAGCTATGGCGGGTTGCGGCATGGTTTCAAGAGACGAGTCACGGCGAGCATGGGTCAGGTGCGGCAAGTCGTGGTTTGGTGCGTTAATGTCCGGCATTGCGAGTTGTGGTCAGGCCGGGCGCGGTACGGTGAGGCGCGGGTATCGCATTCATACTTTTCGAGGCACGGCCTGCTGTGTTGGGGTACGGCCTGGTCGGTCGAGGCATGGTTAGGCGGGGTGAATTAAGTCTTGGCATTGCGGGATGAGTCGCGGTGTGGCATGGCAATGCTGGGCAAGACAAGAAATGGCTTGGCGGGCTGGGGTTGGTTCTGGTCTGGTTGGGCAGGATAGGGTAAGGCAAATTCAAGGAGAGAATGATGGCAAGGAATAACGGAACAGCAACAGCAATCAGTGAGCCGACGAACGGCGCACGAGAGGCAATCGAAACCGGATTGCCGTTTATCGCACACGTAACCATCGAAGGCACAGCAGACTTGCTGCTGCACGCTTGGAACTGCGAAGCAGTCCAAGAAAAGGCCGATTCGAAGAAGGGCTCGGCAGCGAAGAAATCAGACAACTTGGAGTCCTACGTGAAGCGCAACGATGACGGCGTCATCTGCCTGCCATCCGAGTATCTGCGTATGAGCGTCATTGGTGCCGCGAAGTTCCGACAAGACCCGCGTAGCCCGCGCAAGAGCGCGATGGATCTTTTCAAGGCTGCGGTAGTCTCCCTGCGCCCCTTGTCGCCGATCACTACGGTTGCTGGTGAACTGCCGACGGCTTGGGACTACGAGCATCGATGCCGCGTTCAAATTCAGAGAAACGGCATCACTCGCTGCCGTCCGGCTTTCCGTGAAGGATGGCGGTGTGAGGTAACGCTCATGGTGAACCTTCCGGAGTACATCAGCCCCGCCGATTTGCTTGAAGTGGTTGGGTCTGCCGGCCGACTCATTGGCGTTGGTGATTTCCGGCCGACATACGGCAGGTTCAACGTGACGAAGTTTGAGATTCAGAAAGATTGATTTGGGCACGGCTGGTTACGGAAGGGTCAGCCTGGGTGCGGTTGGTTAAGGCAAGGTCCGTTATGGATTGCAAGCAAAAGAGGCTCGGGTGACCGAGCCTCTTTCTGTTTCCCATGCCATAACTAGCCATGCCCTGCCTGACCGATCCTGACCGGACCCAGCCGAACCTCGACTCGCCTGACCTTGCCACACCATGTACTTCTATTCTAGTTCGCCTTCTCGCTCCATGTCACGAGCAATATTCTCAGCAATTTCTGGATAAAGCCAGTGACTTTGATGATAGTTTCCCTCTGCATCACGAAAAGGCTGATTCATCTGTTCGGCAAGAGACTTGGGCTGAAGTTGAGGTGGTTTATTGTGATCCGCCGAATCCACATTCGCAACAAGCGATCGGAATCCGTAGCGCTTTTCGGCATCTTGAAGTTGCTTTAGACTGGTCACTCTTACAGGATTACTGTACTCGTCATGAACGTGATCTAATTCTAGAGAAGCAAACGGGTTTGCGACGCTTTCGCGCAACCTCGGTGACCGGCAGTTTCGACAGATACGTCGGACGCCCACTGGGGATATCTTGACGGTGTAGCATGGGCTTTCGTGACCGCAGTCGAGAACCATAGATAAATCCTACCATCCATCCCCGCCGCCCGCATATACGGCGTGGTTTACATCCCAGACAGCATTCCGTCCGCCAGCGAGCAGGTCCGGCGCTAGTTGCATCGCGTCTACAGGCAAGAGGACATCTTGTCGATAAAGATCCTCATCAGCCTTCGCCATATACCGCAGTTCCCGGTTCGCCTCGGCCTTCAATTGTGTCGCCATCTGCGCATCGTAATACTTGTTCCACTTAGGCCCGCGGTAGGTCTTCGCTTGGGCAATCGCCAGCATAGTCACAATATCCGAACGGATGGCGGCCGGCAGAGCATTGTTATCCTCAACCAGATTCGGCGGCTGCACGGCGGCGATGAACGGCAAAGCCTGCACGATCGAGGGAACCGGCCAGAGTTCGACCATATAGTTTCCGTTTGAATCGGGCGGCATCTGGGCTAGGGCGGTCGGGGTAAACACAGTCGCGCGCCACGGATCGATCGAATCAAGCGTCTGCTGCGTGTAGTTCAGCCGCAAGCGCCACGCCATGATCATGTTTTTGGCCACGTGGATGTAACGGATTGACGGTCCTAGCGCGTAATAATATTGCGCAATGAAGTATCCGGCAGAGTTGTACGTGATCCCAGCCCACGGCATTTCGATGGTCAGGACTTGGTTAGTCGAGTCGCAATCCGTGATCGTGTACGGCGGCGTGTTGAATCCAAGCCGGAACTGCTGGCCGACCACCGATGGATTCCAGTTGGTATTCGCGCCGTAAATCTGGTTGCTGGTCTGAGCCACGCTGACGCTGCCGCCGATGGTAAAGCCGGTCGTCGCGATCTGACCGCGGATCATCAGACCATACCAGGTGCGGCGATCGTAGATCGACCGGACGATGTTATTCAGCCACAGCTTGATGGTTTCGTAGTCGATGTCGGGGTTTTCTGTGCTCACTTCGCCAATCATCGCGGCCAGCGAGTTCTGATTCCGGATCGGCGTGACGCCTTGGTTGGGCAGTACGAGGTTCTGCTGATTTGGGTAAGGTACGCTGAATCCGCTCATCAAACCACCATCCTCGTCAGACTACGATGCCCGCCTGCCAGCCGCCCCAAGGAGATGAAAGGCGAAAGACAGAGCGGGCATCACAGCACCCTTCGCAGGGAAGTTAGAACCCGAAAGCAAGCAGCCGCAGGCTCCCGCCGTTGCCGGAGAAATCCGTGTTCGAAGCCGTCTGCTCGAATGCCGTATTGCTCGCTCCGGGCTGATAGGCATAGAGACTGCTGGCAGATGGGCTGTATTGCCACAGATAGCCGAGAGCGTTGCCGCTCAGACCGGTTACGACCGCGCCACGAATGCGGCGAAGGCCGAACCACTGAGGATCGACAAAGTACCCGCCCGTGACGTAATCGGATGCCCCGAAAGTAGCCAGGCTCTGCTGCTGGATAGTGGACGGTCCGAGGTCTGCCCGGCTGTCTGTATCTTCGGTCCAAGTGATTGCCATCGATTTCTCCTTCCTCTCGCGTCAGTCCGGACCGAGTTAGCTGCCCCAGAAAGTGCTCTGCCCGTTGACCAGAACGTCGCACACGCCGGAAGCGATTGCGGAGAACTGGACACCGAGTTGCTTGCTGACCGATGCCGACGCGCTGGACGAGGAAGCCCACGAACCGGTAGTCAGGCCGACAATCGGAACGCCAACCCCCGCGCCGGTCGTAGTCGTCGGGGCCAGTGCGCCGGGCAGGAATCCGCCAATCTGAATCCAGCCATAGGATTGGACAAATTGCAGATACCAGGCCGCCGCCGTGTTGGATGTTCCGAGCGACGTGGTGTTCGGCATCCAGTAGCCTGCAACGCAAGCGCCATTGACTGTGAAGAATGCGTCGGCAGCGTTCGGCGTGACAGTCGTGAACGACTCGTCGATGTAGTAGACCGGGGCCGGAGCGATCTGAGCAGTTCCGGTCAATGCGGCCGAGTCGTAGAAGTAAACATACTTGAAGACCGGGGGCGCGCCGTAACCCTTGGTCGAGTTGCCGGCAGTCGTCGAGAACACGGCGCTGTTGGGATACGAACCCCATGGCGGCGAGTAGACGAAGCCCAAAGGATTCTTGGCGGTGTTGTCAAGCTGCGTAAGCGGGTTTGCAAAACGAGGATAAGGACCGTACATTGCTGTTTGCCTCCGTTGAAGCCGCTCTTGCTGACCGGCGTTCTGGCTCCCTTTAAGGCGGGGAGCGGGCCTGCTGCATTACGGAGGCCGGCTAGATGCCGGTCCCCATTCCGAAACTTAGGTGTTCTGCACGTTCGCCAGAATGAAGCTGACGCGGGGCTGGGCGTTGACGATATCCCCGAGGAAGACCGTCTGACCAGAACCGTCGAGCGAATCCGGCAGTTCCTTGAACCCGGTGAAGCCGAACTGGAACAGCTTGTCTTCGGTCACGTAGGCTTGCAGGAATTCGTCGCGGTTGCCGAAGACATAGCCGGTCGGGATGTACTGATCGACCAGAAGCCGCTTGTTGCCGTAGAACTTGAGCGAAGTGGCGCCGAAACTGATCACGCCCGGATCGTCATCCATCACGCGCTGCGCCGGGAACATGCGAAGCCACATCGTATCCCAGATATTCTGCGTCATGAACGCCAGATTGGGCTGCGTGTTACCGAAGCTGCCCTGACCGAAAGCGAACTGGAGCAACTGTGTCGAGATTGGCGCATTGACGCTCTGGTAGTAGCCGTCGATTCCGGCGTTGGGGCCGGTGCCGATCGCAGCGCGGGCCAACTGGCCATACTGCGGATAGTTCGTGCCATCGTCGTTCGCGGCAAGCAGGCCGTCGAGAGCGTTGACGCCGGAGACCGTTCCCTGACCATCGCGGAAGGTGTCCTGCGCCAGATACTGCATCATCGACTGGTAAAGGTTCGTGACCTTCACCTGCACGTAGCTCATCGCGGCCTGGTTGCCCTGGTTGAGGGCGATGCGCTGGCGGCTCAGAGTGACGTTGGTGTAGTACTCCTTGGGCACGAAGATCATCGCCGTGTCGGTCTCGAAGGACGAGATGTCGAACACGCCGCCATCGACCGTCGGACCGCCCTTGAGAGGCGCGTACTGGATCGGCACCTGGATCTGGTAGCCGGAAAAGGTCTTGAAGTTGTCGGGCCGGAAGAGGATCGGGAAGATCGTCGACACCTTGAAATAGACATCCTGCACCCGAGGCACGATCCACTGGTAAGTGAATGTCGTGAGATCGTTGTAAATGGTCTGATTGCCGGTTGCTGGCATCGCTCAAATCCTCCTGAATCTTCCGGAACTTCTGCAATCGAATCTGTTGTTACATCACTTTTGGCGCAAGGTCAATGAATCCTGCGTTTTTCTTACATCGTCCAGTTGCCGCGCATGGCCTGAAATGCCTTCGCTGCGTCGTTCGCGTCCGCGGTCGGAGCCTTGCCGCCGCTCTGCTTCACGTTGTAGTCGATGAATCCGGCCAGCGGGGAATCGGAGGCGGGAAGCGAGGTGCCCGGGACATTGTTGGTCGCGGCGGCTGCGAGCCCTTCATCGACGCCCTTCTTGACGCGGGCCTCAATGCGCTTTTCAGACACGAAAGCGGCGTGTGACCTTACCAGGTCGTTCCCGTAAACAGGGCCTTCCTTGGCATAGAATTCTTCGAACTTGGCCGAGTCGAGCGGTTCGCCGAACTCCGCGCGATGGCTTTCACGAATCGTCGCGATGGTGTCGGCAATCTTTGCGCCGCGCCCGATGAGATTCGGAGTAACTGCGGCGATGGCTGCGTCCGCGATCTGCTTGGCGCGCGCTTCGACGGCGGTCCCGAACTCCGGCGACTCGAACATGCTGCGCTGGAAGCCAGCCAAGCGCGCATCGAGCGCGGCGAGGTCGATTCCGAGGGGCTGAGTGGCGGCGGGAGGGGGTACGACTGCTGGCGGCGGGGTCACGCTGCTCGCAGCACTGGCCAACCTCACCGGATCGCCGTCGACGAAAGCCTTGTAAACGGTGTGCTGGCTGGTCAGAAGGGTTGCCGCGTTCGGATTGCGGGTCAGAGCATCGCGCATTGCGGGGCGATCGGCCTCCGCGAAACTGTTCAGAAGTTCGTCAAGCTCTTCGAATGCCATGTTCTCTCCTTGGTGCTACTAAACTTTTGCGGCTAGGCCGCGATTTTCTCTTCGTATTCCGAGTTGTACCAGCGCACGATACGGTCAAATTCATCGCGTTCATATCGCAAATAAATGTCCGTACCGGCACGGCCGTGGTGATGGATATGTATTGCGCGAAGAGTGTGGGCATGGAAGTCATTTGGAGGCGTTATCGACGCTCCAGCTTCCCATTCGCGCCCGAAATCCTGCTTTATTTCGCCTTCCTCTTTGCCCCAAAAGTCGTTGCTGCCCCGGTCGCCATACCAATCGACAATGCAATCCCACACCCGCCGAGGCATTTGAACGTGGCAGAATGAAAGCGCGTCGCCTGCTCTTAGCACGACGTTGCCTCGCTTCGAGCCCATCACAAAAACACGCGCGTTGTACTCGAACCCCATATGCCGGGGATAAGAAGCCGTGTTTTTGGCGTTCACGTCTCGCGGTCGCATAACTCTCCCTACATCCCCGGCGCAGCGGTTCCCGGCGTGCCTTGCGGCGGCGCGGTTGCTGCCCCGGTCGTTCCCGGCACGGCTGGTTCGGTTCCGGTTGCTTCGGCGGTTTCCGTGCCCTCAAACGCGTCATCGCGGGCGCTCTTGATTGCCTCAGCCGCCGCCTTCATGTTTTTGGAAATATCCTTGCCGTTCGGCGTCATCTTCTCCATCTTTCCGAGGATAGAGAGGAGCTTGACGACGGCTTCCGAGAATTCGGTGTTTTGCTTGGTGTAATCCGGCTTCGCGGGGCCAGCAGGGGCTTTAGCGGCCTGCTCGTAGAAGTTCGGAGGCGCAGCGCCGGGTTGACCGGACGAACCATCGGGCATTGGGGAAGTCGCCACTTAGATTACCCGATGTTCTTGGCGTTTTCCTCTACGGAATCGCCGAAAGTCGTGGTGCGGACACCCTGGACGGACGGAGCCGACTCGCCAGAACCGGCCAGAATTCCAAAAGCCACGAAATCGCCCTTCTTCTGCGACGGCTGCGGAATGTGCTTGCCATAGCTGACTTCGAGGTCGCGCTCATCGCGAGGGCCACCCTTCTCTACGCTCATCTTGTCTGTGGGCATGGGCATTTCGCTGCTCCTTGGTACCTTGAGATTTTGAGTGTTCCGCGAGCGGACCCGAAAGCCCGCCCGTGGAGTGGAACAGTTGGAGCGCCAAATAGGCGCAATTAACCCCTGCGGGACTTGCGCTCAGACTTGCGCTCCTTGGACCGACGACGAGAATGACGGCTCATAGTCAGGTACCTCCTTCTGTTGAAGTAGGGGGGTTTTTTCGAGAGGCCCTCCGCCTCAGCAGGGCATTGCTGCCCGACGCGATAGAGTTAACATCACTTTTTGCGGAACGTCAACAAATCCTGCGGCGGAATTTCGTGCTATTCTTCTCGCAATGCCAACGGAGTAGCAACGATCACCGTTAGGCCGGAGGGTAAAATTATGCAAATTGGACACGGAAAGCAAGGTGTTTTGATTGGGCAGTACGAGGGCGACCGGAGCACCGCCGAGCCATCTTTGATTGAAAGCCCCAGCCTAGCCGATATAGAACATCGCACCGACCAGAATCGCATTCTTGGCTACATTGAACCCGCCTGCGACAATCCCCAGTGGATTCTGTGGTTCACCGCAAAAGGTGATGCAATCCTCTACACCAAGAGGGGGCCAGATGGGGCGGTCGAAGGTGACGCAGTCGAGGTCAAGGGTCGGCAAGAATAGCCTACAGCCTCCGAAAACCGGACCGCCGCGCCTGCATCCGGCTGGCCTGCCGACTTGCCCTGCGCAGTCCGCGCTTCGGGCCGACGCGGTTGGGGAGTTTGCGAAGATTGGGGGTTTCATTCGCCCATCGCTGGGCCGTCCCGCGTTTAAGTTCGCCCCGATTTTGTTTAGCAAACATGAGCCTTTGTTGAGCCTTAGATCGAAATCCGCGTCCGTTCGGCATGTCAATCCTCCCAATCTGGAATTTCGACTGTCTGACCCGCGAGTCTATGCGTGCAATCGGAAAGAAATTCGATCTTCCCATCTCGGATAAACGTGTGGCATATGGGCTGTGTCGGATTAGCCCCGCCTACATTGACGAGCACTGAAGGGGAGAGCGTGGGCGAGTCAAATGACCTGTTCCATTGCCACGCCTTGCCTGACTTATGTCCGTTGACCGGAACCCCATGGTCACCTTCGCATCCCGGGCAATGCCATGCCACGTACTCTGACTCTATTTCGTGGAATTTAGCCATCACTTCTTTCCTTTCTTGCCAGCCGCCTGCCCGGCCAGCGCCGCCATTGCCAACTGCTGGAGTGCCTCCGCCGCCATTTCCTTCTCGTTTTCGGCCAAATCGATATTGGCTCCGGCAGCATTCAGGGCTCTGAGCACGTTCTTTTTGGAAATCAGTCCGCCGCGCTGAAGCGTCACGGCCAGTTGCGCCCTCTGCTCCCGGTCAAACGACAGCGCCGACCCTGGCCGGATGGAGAACTGGAACTTGCGCACGAACTTCTCCGGCAGCATCCCGCCCTGAATCATCGACCCATACATCGGCGAGAAGTCCCACGACGTCATGCCCTTTTCGCCAAGAATCGCCGTCCGATGGCCAATTGAATAGAACTGGAGCATGTTCGAGACGACCATCTGGCCGGATCGGTTCATGAAGTTTTCGAGCCGTCTTCCCATCAGCCGGACCATGCCGGAGCGCGCATTCTGAATCAATTCCATCGTGTCGTGCGACGGAATCTGCTCCTTCTGCGCAGCCGCATCGATCGCCGCTGAACCTGTGGTCTGGTCCATCTCCCGCATGAGCATCTGGGTATACCACTGCGCCGCGGTCGGGAACTGAGGTTGCTCGCGGAACTTGGGGCTCTGGCCGCCGGATCGGAGCGGGTTATACTCGATCTTTCCGCCCGAAATCGTCGTCGACAGATTGTCTAGGTCAGATCGGGACACGGCATCGGTTGGGGTGATGATCGTCGGCGTCAGTCCGGCCTTGATCGTTTCGAGCATCCCGGCCATGAGGCGGTTCAGGATGTCCTGCGGGCCGATGAGGTTGCCGGTAACAGACATCGACCCCGAAAGCCACGCAGTGCGCAGCGGCAGGAACTCGACATACGGCCCTGGCCCCATGTTGTGAAAGTAGGGGTTGCAGGTATCCTCCATGACGCGACCGCCGGCCACCGAAAAGCATCGACCCCTCGGGAAAAGCGGCATCCCCGGCTCGACCCAGTACGACCAGTTCGCGCCCTTGCGGCCTACCAGTTTTGTCGTCGAAGACTCATTTTTCGCGCCATCCCGCAGCCAGAAGATGCGCTCCTCGACGGTTGGGTAAAGCGTATCCGTGACCCCAAGACCGCCCTTGACCCCCAAAACCTGCTGCATCTGCGGCGAGAACTTGCCCCATTGCTCCGACGAAACAGAAGATGGCCGCATCGGACGGAGCGCGCTTGAGTCTGCCCCGGTATCCGGCTTGACCAGTTTGGCCACATCGCCATAGCGGCGCCGCAGGGCTTCAATCGTCACCTGGCGCGTCTCGATCAGGCATTCGCAGTTCTCGATAGGACCATCGCCGCCGAGTTTGTAAAGTTGAAGCGGGTTGATCGCCAGCAATTCGACGTCGCCCATGCCGCCCGACCGGTGCGGGTTCCACTGAACCTTGCCGACGCCGTAGGCCAACAGGCCGAAGCCGATGATGTCCTGCAATGCGTCGTGGTAATCTGGCGTTACCCCCCACGGTTCGAGCAGTTCGCCGATGATTCGCTGGACTTCGGAGTAACCGTCTTTGGTGTCGTATACCTTGATCTGCGGCTCCGGCTTGCCGTCTGTCAGGAGCGAAACCAGTTCCCAGTATTGGCGGAACATGCGGTTCGTGACGGGCCGGGAATTGCCGTAGGCGGTCGGTCTGGCGGGCCACTGGCTGCCGGAAAGATACTGGACGATTCGGGGGATGAGCTTGGAATAAGGCTGCTGACCCTGCTTTTCCTTCGCCTGAGAGAATGCCGTGTCGGACCACTGGACTACGTCGCGCTCAAGCCGGTCCCAAGGAAGCGGCAAGTCGCGCGTCATGCGCTCCGGGGGTGGAGGCTGGTTGCCGGGGCGGAGAATTGCGGGAGTCGCCATGTCGCGGGGTAGTATCGCATGGCGATTGCCTTACCACAATGGAATCAACTCAAGGGGTTCGTTGAATTTGGTGCGCTTTCGACCGGCGCGGGGGGCACTGGCCGACGCGGAGCCGAAATAATGCCCGCAATTTTTCCTTCAACACTCATGCGCCACCGTGCCTGAGTGCATTCGTGACAATCGCAGCGATTATGCTGCTGATTCATAATGTTATCGATCCATCCATTTGCCATGATTAGCCTCCTCAGTGCAGATTCCGCGTCACAAACCCCGGCGTCGCGCTCGCCGCAGGCTTCGGCCCGGCAAAGGTGAAGTCGCCCGCCTGCTCCCGGCCATCCGAGGGCATCAGCAGGCCACTGTCGCTTTCGACCAGGTTCGCGAACTGCGCGCGCGGTGGCTGCTTCTGGCCATTCGCGCCTTCCATCGGCGCAGCCCCGGCATTCGCATTGATCCCCATGGCCGCAAAGATTGGCGCAAGGGCTTCCATCTGGATTTCGGCGCGCTCCAGCTTTTTGCGCAATTCGATCACTTCCCGCGCCAGCCCAAGAACCTCACGGCCGCGCTTGATGCCGAGTGAAGCAATCTCCCGAGCGTGCTCGCCTTCGATCAGGACCGTATCCGGATCGGCAAGCGCCGTGACTGCGGAACACATCGTCGTATTGAGATTATGCTCGAACTTCTGGCGCAGTGATTCCAATACTTCCGGGTAGACCCAAAGAGTGAGCGTGACTGTGTTCGGCGGCTGCTTCTCCACGAAGTCGGGCTTGTCCATGCGCGGATGGAGCTGCATCAGCTTGCCGTAAGTGAAGGTGTGCAGTTGGTTCGCGCATCGCGCCGCCATACCTTCTGTCCGGTGGCCGCCTTGCTGCGCGATCATTCGCGATGGATTCCCCGCGCGGTCGCACGCTGGACACCAAATCGTTTCCATCTTCGCATTGCTCATGGCTACATCCTAACTCAAAAATCGCCCAAGTCGCCCAACGAACTATCCCAAAGCGATTCATCCGCCCCAGGGCTCGCCGCGCCATAGTTCCGGCCAGTCGCAATCCCGTACTGGGAAACCAACTCCGGCGTGATGTCGCGATCCACCATGCCCGCCTGATACAGCTCCCGCTCGATCCCCTGGCCGTGATGGATGACCGAAAATGCGGTGTTGGCCTTTGATACCATGATCGGTTTGATCTGGAAACCGGGGTTCTTCTCTACGATTTCCTCGGCCTCGCGTAAGGTTCGCTTCTGGGCGCGCAGACGGAATAATTGGTCGTAGACGCCGTAGATGACTGCGCCGACGGGGGGGTGGAGGTGGCGGACGGCCGGTGATCCCGCCGTCTTGTCTCCATCGGTCGCCGGTCTGCGGAGTTCGAGCATCGTCTGGCGAAGACAGTATAGGCCGATGCATATCGAGATTGCGGCGTCGTCGTGCCCTTCCAACGCGGCGAATGACTCACCCTCTACCTCGCAGGCCCGGAGTTCTGCCAACGTGTACTCGCTCTGGATGATGATGCCATTTTCGAGCAACGTTTCGTTCATCTTGGCGCGAAGCAATGGCTTCGTCTTGGACGTGGTCTGCCAGTGGAGGAAGGGCTTAAATGGATTCTTCACGCGGTCCGTATTGCGCGGCGTGTAGAGGTTTGGGTACTCCAACTGATTCATCAGATAGTCTGCCGTCGCAGTGCCGGGGCCGTTGTACTCGATTGCCACCTCGGCCCGGTTGAAGTAGTGGCCAATCGCGTACACGATGCGCCCGAATGCCTCTGGTGGCTCGTACCCGACCCATTCTCCGACCTGCACATCCGGCTCATTGAGGAACCCTGCACGGATGATCTCGACCACGCTGGGGTCTTGCCCGATGCCTTCGCCCGCATCGCCGGAGATATAGTAAATCTTGCCGGGGTCGGGTTGCTCCCATAGATACAGCCTTCCACCTACGCTCTCACGCGGCGGCAGGTTAACATCCCGATAGCTTCCGTCTTTGGCTATCATATATTCCAAGAGGACTTTAGGAACTACGCCGCGACCTTGGAAGATGATTTCTCCAACCCAATTCGGCTTACGGACGTTTGCCTCCTGCTCATCCAACTTGTGCCGAGCGAAGGCACCCATGCCGGAGGACTGAAAGGCTTCTCTCGGGCTGATGGGAAAGCATTCCAGGTGGCCGTAAGCGAATCCAGACTCCTTGATCGAGTCCTTCATTCCCCGGCGCCGGAAGTTCCAGAACTCATTCGGGATGTCGAAACCTTCCTCCATCTTGACCCGTGTCGTTACTTTCTTCTCCGCGTCGGTCAGAATGAATGGCTGCTGCTTTGGCCGGATGATGCGGCGGTTTTTGCCATCGCGATAGCCGGGGAGAAACAGCGGCTTCCAGTCGCCGTCGTCGTCTTCTGGATCGTTAGCCCCTTGCCATAGGTTATAGAAGAATCCATTGGACCCCCACGCGGTCGACTCGGCGATGGCGATTGTATCCGGCGCGTTCATGGTGGGCTTGATGTCGGAGACATATAGGTCGGAACTTGGCCAGCGCGACACTTCGGTGAGATGAAGACTGCGAATCGATTTGCCAATGGCAACGCCGGTATCGCGCATTGCGTGCGTCGTAACTAGAATTGTGCCGAGACCCGGATCGGAGGAGCGCATCGTCTCATCTTTCCTGCCGAATTCGAGGTACTCTCCACGATTGTGATACATTCTTTCCGGCCGCATCCACCAAGGTAGCCTATCGTAGGCCACGTTTACCTTGCGCTGCACCCACGCCGCTGTTGGCGGGTCTTGCGCTACGGTGAGAGTAAAGGCGTTGGGCAGAAAGAACGTGCGCCAGCACATGACTCCGTTAGAATACTCGGTGATACCCGACTGGCGCGGCTTGAGGATAACGAGAAACGACCGCCCATTTTCAGCAACAGATGTGCTAATGGCATCCTCAACCATAAGTTGAAGATCAAAGAGCGGATTCATGCATGTGAGGATGCCGCGATCGGTCTGAATGACATGATAGTTATTCAGGTAGTAGATGCGCGATTCTATACATCGTCCGATTTCCTCTTGAATGAACGATGATTCCGCTGGAGACAGGAATTGCCACGCAAGCGCCCGTTGCTCTTCCGCACTACCTTTTGGAAGTTGCTTCTTTGCTTCTAGCAGTCGCTGGTCTAAGGCTGTGATGCCTTGATCCAGGTACGGGTCTGCGCGATTGTACGTCACGCCGCTATTTTACTCCTTCTTATTTCTGGGGCCTTTTCTGTGGTCAATCTTGCTATATGGCGGCACATCGCCGTAGTCCTCTCTTGGGAAATTTAGTGAGGCGAATTCTCCGTGCAGTTGGATGGCACCAATATCCCTCGCCCTAGCCGCTGGAATCGGATCTGAAAAGCTTCCAAAGGTGTATTTCTTGCCTTCGTGGTGCAAATACGCAGTATAAGCCGCGGGGCGAAATCTAACCCCTTTAAGTTTACTCACTGAGCTGTTTCTGACTTTTGTATTGTAGTTCTGTTGGGAGCGAGTTGCGAAGCGTAGGTTTCTTCGCGTGTTGTTCAGCGTCTCGTTCCGTTTGACGTGATCCACTTCTTGATCTGGTCCAGCGTCCATGATTAAGCGATGCATCAGGACCGTATCCATGCATGAACGTCCACGTTGATACGCGTAAACTCTTTTGCTCTTTTTTGGTACAACAACAGTCCACGCCTTCGTTCCTATCTTAGGAAGGTCTTCCGCATCAATCTTCGCAAAATACCCACGCGTCAGAGGGATCAGGAAGCACTTTCCATCGTCAGTTGGTATCGGGGTTATGTCGCGTCCCGTCATAGGAGCGATCCATCGGCCATCAATAATGCGTGTTACTATCGGCTTGCGGGGTGTCATGCGAGTCAACCTCTCGTATGGTCAGATTATCGCCGGGTGTGCCACCATCCGACACCCCAATTATATCCTCATACCGTAATGCTTTTTACAGCCTTCTCTCGCCACTCATCCTCGCTCATCGCCCCCGGATGGTCGGCATCGTGGTGCTGCCATATCCGCCACCGCATGACCGTTCCATCCTCCGAGCGCGCATCCAGCGGGAAGTCGGGATCGCCGCCGTACTCCAGAAATGGATGGCACGGGCAGTCGGCAGAAAGCGTATGCGCTCCGGACATCTCGGGTTCCGCTCCGGAATCGAAGCGCACCATCGGGACTACGTGGTAGGCGATAAATGCTCCGCTCTCGTCGTTACGCTCTTCGAATGCTCCCCATGCCATCGCCAATCTCCTTTTCGTACTTCCATGAAGTTAGTCTACCCGCGCATTGGTCCGAGCAGGTCGCCTTCAGCCTTCTCGCCTGGCCGGGGCTGTGCGGCTGCCACGCGAACAGGCGCTTGCACCACTCGCAGCGCAGGTTGAGTTGCGGGATCGGCTTGCCCATCGCCTCAGCCCTCTTTCGCCATGCACGAGAACAGCCAGAACTTGAACTTGTCTACGAGGAAGTTCGCCTGCGCCACAGTCAAACCATTGTCTAGCGAGTAACCCCGGCCAGTGCTCTTGAGAGTGTAAATAACGAAAACCTCTTCGATATCATCGGCCTTGGCTGCCACCGTCGCGGCGAGGTCTACGATGCTGTCTATCTGCTCATGATCCACTATTCGCCGTCCTCATCTTCAGAATCCTCGTCTTCGTCTAGTTCATCGCCATCCTCATCCCCCTCTGCATCTTCGGCATCCGTCGCATGGGCCACCACTGCATCGATAGTCGCCGCCTGTACCCCATCCGCCAGCGCCAAACCTCTCTGCGCCCGGATCGCACGAATCACCGCCTCCGGAGACGTCAGGCTGTTCGGCGTAACCGGCGTAGCGGTGTTCATGATGTTCGTCTGGCTGCGCTGATCGATGCTCACCAAGGGCTCTCGCGGCTGGACGGCCACAGCCACCCCGCGCCACTCGTTCACGGCCTTGAGTTGGGTATCGTGGTCCGCCTCGCGAATCGATTCCTGCAACTGGACTGCATTCCCGGTCAGCGAGTCTAGCGCCACGACTTGCCGCGTCACCAACTTAGTCGCCGTCATCCCTCTGGACAGCGCCTCACTCACTTGGGGCAGATGCTGAAGCAGAATCTTGCGGACCTGAATCGCCGTTTCCTCACCCGAATATCGCTGATTGTCGGCGCGGACCTTGCGGATGGATTCTTCGACGGTCGATTCCTTGACGCCCTCCTGTGCTGCGATGTCCGCGACGATCATGCCCGACTTGAAAGCATGGTATCGGCGACGGTCGGCGGCGCCGGGTTCGGCGGTGTGGCGCGCGCGTTGGGCTTTAGGAGGCATATGCTCTCGCTCCCAACTTCTTTCTCTGGGTCTTCGACATCAGGAGCATCATCGAGGCGAGCTTTTCGCACTCCGCATGTCCCATTTCGCGGGCATATTCGACGCAGAATTTCACATTCCCATCTTCGATATTCCCATCATCTAGAACAATGTGCAGACAACATCCCACGCAACTGCGGCGATATAGATCGCGCACGAACGGCTCAATTTCCGGGATGGTCGGCTTGGCGACGCTCATTCCCCCAACTCCCCTTTACCGCTCAAGTCTAAGCCATCCTCAGCCGCCATATCATCGAAATCCGCCATCGGCTTCATTGGTGGGGCCACCTGCTGCGCCTCTTCGAGCAAGGAAGCATACGCGCCAGCGCCGGCCGCCGGAGGTGCCGAACCAAAATGGCTGATCCCGTTGCGCTGCCGATTCTGGAAATACTGCTGAACGCGAGCATTCTTTTCCTCTTCCGTCAGCCCGGCGAATGGATCTGGTTGCGCGGCCCATCGGTTCTGTTCGGCCAACATCCGGGCATCGTCCGCCGCTTCATCCTCAATGCCGAAGGTTTCCGGGCCGGTGTCGATGGCTGGTTGCGCGTAGATCGCCTTGGTCAGGGTCGCTACCGCCGCGCTCATCTGCTTCGAGGACCGCTGAATCGCGAGCGAAGCGTCATGCAGGCGTTCGGCGTCCATTCGGGAGAGGGCCAGAGCGACTTCGCTGCGCAGCTTCTCGATCTGCATCGTATTCTCACGCCGGAACATATCGAGCGCATTCCGGCTGGCCTTGAAATGGTCGAGGATGAGCGTGGCGTAGTTCTTTGACTCGGTGCGCTGCATCGATGCTTCGCGCCAAAGGGCAAAGGCGAGGACGGCGACCACGGCAAGCACGAGCCCGAGGAGAAAGCCGATTGCGATTAGGGCTAGATCGTTCATGCAATCACCTTTACTTTCGGCCACGCCGCCGACCCATCCGCGAATACCAGCGCGGGAAAGGTCGGCTTGCCATCTATCGGGATTCCGCTCGCCCAAAGTATCTGCGACGAAGCCTTTTCAATGATGACTTGCTGGCTGCGATATTCGCACTCTTCATTCCTGCAAATCGTAACGATGAAGGCGCTCTTTTCGTTCATGCAGTTGCGATTAAGTTGGCCGCAGGACGGACAGGGAATTTCGTCCTTTAAGTAGATAGTGCCGCCGATACTTAACATGCTCATTGCTTTCGCGCCTCCATCATGGCGTTAGCCATCAAATAGCATCGCCTTGCCATCTCTGAGTATGTTTCAATCCTGTCTTTCATCCAGTCCGGAGATGCTTGGAGCGCCGCCATTGCGAACTGGTCGCGGAGGTTCGCTTGGGGCTCCATGACCTCAATGGCGACGTGATTGCTGAAGTCTAGGCTGTAGAACCGTTCACGGCATAGGGTACATTTCCATATGTTTAGGTATTCATTGGTGACGTCGAGTATTCGCTCTACGTGGGCATGGGTGCAGTAGCCTGCCGGGTCGATTCTTTGGGATTCTTCGCTCATGATGACGTCTCCTTTTCCGATTCATACATCCGCGCTATGCGCCGATCATACTCCGGTGAGCCGATGGCGAAGCCCCACTTCTTGGCAAAGTAGTCGCGGTCCCTGTCCGCCTGCCGGTGAACCTCAGCCCAGTTTGGCGCGAGCCGATGGCTCGCCCCGCCATAATGCCAGCACTGGATGTCGAGCTGCGCCGTGGGGATGCCCGCATCGATCAGCCTTAGCTTCAGGTCGCAGTCGGAAGCGTAGTTGAAGAATCCTGGATCGAAGAAATGGCCGTGAGCTTCCACTAAAGCCTTCCACGTCCAGCCGCGAATCAGAGGGACGGCCATGTGAACATCGCCATGAATGCGGTGAACGTCCTCCATGACCATCGGCGGGTTCTGCCCATCCATGCTCGCGGCGACTACGCCTTGCGGCCATTCCAGCATCTTGCGGTAGAGATTCGGAGGAAGAACAACATCGTTCGGGATGCCGAGGAAGTATCCATGCTTGTCGATCAGCGATTCGCCGTGATGGTTGGCGAGTTTCAGTGGCGATTGGTTCTCAGCCCTGTTGAAGATAAGGGCGCGCGTCTCGCCCGCCAGCCATTGCAGCGTATCGGGACACGTCGACCCGTTGTTTAGGATGCGTATCTCGACCGGGATATCCTGGGCGATCGCCGATTCGAACGCAGCCCGGCTCAGTTGGCTTTGCCGCGGCGTCCGGTCGTAGACCACCATCAGAATCGGGTTCATGCCAGCAAGCTCCGAGATACCGCGTCATCGGCGAACCAGAGGCATATCCATGAGTCCTCGATGTGGAAGACTCTGCGCCCCTGCTCGAACTCGACCAGATACTTCGCCACGCCGGGAAAGTCCGCATTGCTGTAGTCGTGCCATGCGACGACTTTGGGATTGAGCCGCAATGCCGCTTCCGTGTCCGCCTTGATGCCTTCGTAGGAGTGGTCGCCGTCGATGAAAACCATGTCTAGTCGGCAACCGGCGCGAGCATTGGCGAACTTCGGGGCTGTCGTGAGGAGTTGCGAAATGCGAGTCTCGCACGGCTCGCCAGCGTATGCCTTGGGCTTGTCTTCGATGTCCAGTGTGAACACGAAAGCCTCGGTATTCATCGCCAGATGCATCGACGTCCACCCGCAGGATGTGCCGACTTCGAGGATCGTCTTGGCCTCAACGACTCTTGCCGCCGAAATCAGGACCAGCGTCTCAAGCGAAAATATTGTCAGCGACTCGCGGCCCGGAACGGAAGGGATGACGAGGTGCGCATGGTTCTCTGTCCCGAGTAGGCAGAATAGCTTGTATGGGCGAATGTCATGGATCATTTCTGGGCTGCTTTCTCGTTGCGTAGTAGGCCGATTCCGAGGACGGACGGCTTCTTTGGGGCGGATGTGCCCTTGCGGAGTTGGGGCACTATCGCAGTGCCGTGTGGACTATGGAGAGTGGGAACAGTGTCAGCCATTGGCATTCTCCTTGGAATGCTGCCCACGGCGGTAGGCTTCGATAATCTGCACATCATGGATGTCGTTTGGAACGGTGAAATTGGTATGTATCCCCGGCGGGGCCAGCAAGTCTTTGACCGCTTCTGGAACTTCCGGTTCTGGCGCGATGAACATGCGGCGCTGCCATGCTTCGCATAGCACCCATGCCTTGTCGGTTACAAATTCCCGTGACATATTGATGCGTTGAGGGGGTGAGGGTAAAATCGGATTCTCCGACAGCCAGCGCAGGGCGGCTTCGAGAGTGGCCATAACATGCGCCTTATCTTCCATGCAGCGAATAGGCCAATTCTCACTAACCGCCTTCAACATCCCATCCGGCACTTTTATCCTTCGCTCTCCCATTTCAAAGCCTCCATCATTGCTTCCCGCCAACTGTCGAACATCCGCACGTTGGACTGCCTCCGGCGCTTCAGATCCTGAAGCGAGGAACATGCGGCGCTGCCATTCGATAGGAAGTTCCCGATATAGAGACGCATTGCTTAATCCCACGCCTCTCGCATGTAGATTTCCGCACATCTCCGCTATATGTAACTCGCTCGGCAAAATCGGATTCTCCGACAGCCATCGCAGAGCGGCTTCGAGCATCTTGTCTAGAACTTGATCATCCCACTTATTCCCATGGTGGTTTTCCGCATGATGGAACACCTTCAGCATCCCTTCTGGGGCTACGATCTTCTTTTCACTCATAACTTCCCTCCATGCCCAATCAACCTGCGCATCCAGCACCAAACCGGCGTCATCGGCACCCGCTCAACTGCCATCGGCGCGCACTCCTTGTACCTCCGAAACGCCGGAAACTCAAATCCTTCCAGCGGGTTCTTTCTTCGGACCACCGGAGGCTCGGCCCTGTAAAGCGGCTTGCCAACACCCTTCTTGCACTTCCGCTTCGGGTTCTTCTTTACTTCGCGCTTGACGCCCAGCAAGTCCCGCAAGGTGTGCAGCGCATTCGCCCAGGCCCGATAGTCCGACGGCGTTGCCGGAACTGTGAAAATCTTGCCGTCGGAGAACTTGTAAATCAGGTGGTTCTTAGAGCGCACCAGAACCGCGCCATGCGCCTTCAATAGTCGTTCAACTTCGTCCTGTGCGCTCATGGTTCAGATGGCTCGGATTGTGGGTCCACGAACAATATCGCCTCATCAAAGGTCATGCCTCGATAGTGCAGCATCGCAGATAGAGCAACCCAAAATGACATGTCTCTGATGTACTGATGGTCGTGCTCGCTGAATCTCCAATGCTTCTGCAAACCCGCCACTCGCGCCATCCATCCGCACGCGCGTATCAGAAATGTTCTTACGATACCGTGTTTTCCGGCCATGGCCACACCCCACTTCTTTAGTAGTCCCTTTCTTTACCCCACCGCTGCCGCCCCAGCCAGTCCTGCCTCAGATTCCCCGTAGATGCTAAGGATGTTCGCTCGTCCTGCGAGCCTAGACTGTGAGCGGCAACGGCAAGCTTGCTATGACCCAGAGAGCCAATCGGCCCAGTCTGGCCATGCATTATTCCAGTCGATGTAGCCGGGCAGCGTGGCGCCTGCCTTACCTTCCGGCGTCAAGGCCAACTCGACCTTATCGGCCCAATCAGAAGGCTTGAACGTCGGGCGATGTATACACCATCCAGGCTCCTGCCGATACCCGACCGGCTCAACCTGTAACCATTCCGGCGTGAAGTCGGCGCCACCAGCATAAGTCATGTGAACGACCGGAAGGCCGCAACCCAAGGCTTCGCTCAGAGGATAACCCCAGCCTTCTGACCCAATACCAAGCGCAGCATCGCACGCCGACAGCCCCCACGCCATATCCTCATCCGAGATACGATCCATGGTGATCATCACGCGCTTGTCCATGCCGTACTGCCGGATCAACGCGAGAATGTCCCAGTAGAGCGAAGTGCCCATGCGAGGCTGCAGGCCGTCCGTGTGACCCCACAGCAGCACGTCATGGCCGCGCCGGATCAACTGCGCGCAGGTCTCGAAGGCCAGGCCCCAGTCTTTGCGGAATGAGTTCGTGGCGACCACAGACAAGAGCACCTGCTCATCGTGGATCAGCCCCGACTTCGCTCCATTGGTCAGCCGCGAGATCATCGTTTGCCGCGCTAACTTGCGGTCGCGAGGGTAGAAGACGGACGTGTCGAGGCCGTGCGGCAGATGCGGAATCTCCAAATCAACTCCGCCCCAGTGCAGCATCGTCTTCTCGATCACGTCAGCCCCGTAGCACGTATACGCCAGCACGCGGTCGAATCCGGAGAGCGCATCGGCCCCCTGAAAGCCTAGGGTGCCGTCCGAGCAGTTGCCGTCCACCGGACAGTAGAGCCACTTCTCGAATGGGTTGCTTTCGAGGAACGTGCGGATCGGGTGGCCTTCGGGGAGGATTTCGGGCTTGGATAGCCACAACACCCAACTTGGATTCCAGCAGGTGAAAAGAATGCCCTTGCGCACAGTGCCCGGCAACGCGTCAAGCGAATCTTCCTGCCTGCCGTCTCCCACTCGTCCGGCGAAATCTTCCCATACCTGGGGCAGGTCCAGCGGGATCATTCGATCAAGATGCTGGATGGTGTAGTTGGGGAAAGGATACTTCGACGAAGTGGATATCGGGCCACCGACTCCGTATGTGCCGATTCGATATTGAGGCAGCTCGGCATGGGCGCGAACAGCGATGTCGCGAAATATCCGAGCAAGCCCAGTCGTGCTTGAGATCGCATCGGAAAGCATTAGCATCGGGGTCTGGATCACTTGTCTTCCTCCTGCCGCTTCTGCGCAGCCCTGACAAATGCTTGGGCCACAGGTCCGACAATCTTCGGGTCAACTTCGCCTGTGCCTTTTGCTGGGAATACCGCTTTATCCTTGTCGGTCCTACCCAATGATCCATCGAACCCATAGAGGCTTTCCTCGATGGCGTTGAACTCTTTGGCTAAATTGCTCATTTGGTCACGGCCAAGCGTATGCATGAGGAACGCGTAGAACTTATTGGACCATTCCTGACGCTCTGCAAACGCGCGATGCTCGTTCATGGCTTTTGCCATCGCGTGCCACTTGTCTGCTTCGGCGCGTAGCGCGACAATTGTCGACCATGGCCAGATTTTGTTAATCCAGTTGATATTCATGCGTCTAAATCTACCTTTCCTTTGTCCTGAAGCTCAACCGAAACTTGCTCGGGACTCTTGGCAACAAACTCTTCAATACCTTCATCGGTGCGATAGAAGACCACCGATGCGTCGCACCGCTCCATAACTGACGTGGTATCGACGCCCATGATGTATAACTTTCCGTCCAGCCGAATATGCCGCCATGGCGTGTGGACTTGATCCAACAGTGCACAGCACGCATCGCCGAATTCTTGAGCTTTGAGGAAATGGCCGTTGACCGAATCGCGCTGGCGGCGCAGATCGCGAATCTCGGACCATGGCCAGATACGAGTGAGTAGCCAGTTCATAATTCCCCGCCTTCCTCTTCAGTGCGTTCGAACAACTCAAATCTCTGGTAACGAAGCCGCTTCCACATTCGCTCTGACAGCCTCGCCGCGCCACGCACGACGTCCGACACCTGCTGAGGCGATATCCCATACTTCCGCGCCGTCACCGAAAGGCCGTTGGCCTCAACCTCCGAACGCAGCGCATCGATCACTTGCTCGCGGGTGAGGAGGACGCGCTTTGTGGGGGTGTCAGTCATTTGATGAGCGTGTAGCCTTCTTCGAATGCGGCGGCGGGGCTGAAGGATTCGTAGCCGTCTGGATACACCACGTAATACCAGCCAGCGGCGGGCGTCGGCTTGCCGCGCAGATTGAACCGCTTCGGCGCAAATGGCGCATCGAAGTGAACCATCGCTATCGGATTTTCATCCGTGGTTGTATCTGTGCCGAGGTCTTCGACTCGCACAATTTTCAGAGCCCAGACTTTCTTGTGCGACTGATACTGCGGCATTGGCGTAGTTGCGCTCATTGCTTCTCCTTCGCGTCCGGCATCTTCGACCACAGACGAATGACCTCTTCACGCCGTGTGCGTTCCTGCCGGGCCAGTTCGCGCTTTTGTTCTTCGGTCATCGGGCTAGATGTTCTGCGGGGGTTCGACGTAGCAGGCGACGGCCAAGTTTGCAGCCATCACCGACTCGCGAATCTTGCGGATTGCGGCCGTCTTGTCGGCGCACTCGGGAACGTGCTTGTTGACCGTCTCCGCATAAATCTTCGCGGCAGTGCGGATGTCGTTGTACGCGACCAGTTGCTCTGGCGTGGGCGCGTGATAGGTGAACCAGTTGTTAATGTCTGCTTGTGATGGCATCGTCTTCTCCTTTGTGCCTTCGTGGCATGGTGGTTACTCCTACGGATTGGCTACGACTACAGATTCGTTCCGTCGCTTGAGTCCCTGAATGTCGTTCTCGCCGACGTCTACCCAGTGCTGCTTTTGCTGCTGGATGTACGAGACCGAAAGGGCAAGCGCTTCCTTGAAGTTGCTCGCAGCCACATTCGCATACTCCACGGATGATCTGCCCCACTGAAGTTCCCAAATCGATAGCGTAGTCATGATTGATTGCCTCCTTAACTTCTGCGCGGGGCCGGACTCCTACCGGCATCTCCTGCCCGGCGTCCCGGGCTCGCTCTCTCTGCTTAAGCTACCCGCGCATTTTCCGTGACGCACCCACGGAACTCAATCCTTGCCAAACATCCTAACTCGCGTGCGGTGACCACAGCCGGAACACTGTGCCCACTTCTGACCGCCATCGAATCCAACATCCTTGCCGCAGAAGGTGCAGGTAAATTTTCCGCCTAAATGTGGCTGGGCAACAGCAAATAGGACCATTAAGGAGAAGATCAGCGCTACCACTAACACAGCTTCTATCATCTCAATACCCTCGCAACTGCTTCATCTTCTCTTCAAGCTCGGTGCGGTTTGTCCGGCCTACGTTAGCGCACTCGTGATACACCTCGCGCATAAAGTTTTCTGCGAGACGGACAATCTGGCCGGCATTGTCCTGGTGGCGCTGAAGGGCCGTCTTGAGGTCCAATTGATACCTGACATTGGCATCCTTGTTCATGCACTCTTCGAGGAGCCGCTTACTCGTTCCAGCATCTGCACGGGCAGCAGCCACGCGCTCATTGGCATCTCGCACAGCCTTTTCTGCCACTCCTGCGAGTTGACCGTATTCAACAATCGTCAATGTTACGGTTTGTCCATCGTCGCTGAATGTCATATGAGTTCCTCAATACCCCAACATCTGCTGCTGGCCACCGGGCATCACCGGCACCAGCGACTTGCGTACCTCGCTCGCCGCCTCAACGTCATCGGCCACGATAGCCTCATTGGTCAGCAAGAGACCTGCGATGCTGCCAGCCGCCTGCAATGCCGTGCGGGTCACGCGGGCTGGGTCTATGACGCCAGACTTGAGTAGGTCTTCAAACTCTCGCGTCGCGGCGTTGTAGCCGAAGAAGTTGTTTTGGCGAAGCTCCAACGGAATATCCGTCTTGACTGACCTGACGTGCGCCTTTCGCCTACGCAACTCCGCCACGATCTCGCCACCTTCGCCGCCAGCATTCGACACGATCCGCTTCAACGGCGCTTCGCAAGCCTTCGCAACGATCCTGAATCCGGCCAACTCATCCTCGTTCGCCACATTCATCGCCGCTTGCATGAACGCATGCGAGTCCACCGCCAGGATCAGCGCGGTCCCGCCGCCAGGCACGATACCCTCAGCGACAGCCGCCCGGGTCGCGTACATCGCATCCTCGGCGCGATCCTTCCGCTCTTTCATCTCGGCTTCCGTCTGGCCGCCAACCTTGACGACTGCAACCCCGCCCGTCAACTTCGCCAGCCGCTCGGTCAGACGCTCCCGGTCGTAGTCCGAAGTCGTCCGCTCGATCTGAGCACGAAGGTCATTGCGCCGGCCATTCAGGATCGTTTCGTCGCCCATGCCGCCAACGATGGTCGTGTCATCCTTCGTCACCGTCACCCGCTTCGCCCGGCCCAGCATCCCGAGGGTTACCGACTCCATCTTGATTCCGAGGTCGGGGCTGATGACGGTTGCGCCGGTCAGGACGGCCAAGTCATCGAGCAACGCCTTCTTGCGGTCGCCGAAGCCGGGGGTCTTGACTGCGATCGATCGGAACCGGCCCTGCATCCGGTTGACCACCAGCCATGCGAGCGCGGACTCGGCGATGTCTTCGGCGATCACGACAAGGCTTCCGCCCGCCTGATGCACGATGGTCGCTACCGGCGTAAGGTCGGTGTGGTAGACGAGGCGCTTTTCGTGGAGCAGCAGGAACACCGGCGCAGAATCATCCCCGGAAAGCATCGCCTCCATCCGCTCGCCATCGGTGATGAAGTAAGGCGACAGATACCCCTGATTGAACTGCATGCCCTCGACCACATCGAGCGTCGTCTCCATCGACTGCGATTCCTCGACCGTGACCGTGCCGTCCTTGCCGACCTGCGCAATGGCCGCGGCGATCATGTTTCCGATGTCGGGGTCGGAGTTGGCCGACAGCGTGCCGACCTGGGCGATGACATTGGGGTCTTCGACGGGCAGGATCAGCGGCGCCAAAGTTCCGCCCTGGTAGTTGCCCTTCTCGTCCTTGGTCCCGACGATGGCCGTGATGGCTGCATCGATGCCGCGCTTGAGGGCGACAGGATTCGCACCTGCCGCAACCTGCCGGACGCCGCCTTTGTAGATGGCCTGGGCGAGGACAGTTGCGGTCGTGGTGCCGTCGCCGGCGGAGTCACCGGCCCTTCGTGCAACCGAAATGACGAGTTGTGCGGCGAGATTGGCGATTGGGTCGGAGAGGGCGATCTTCTTGGCTACCGTCACACCGTCGCGCGTGGACCTGCCTTCCCGGAACGGGCCTTCATCCAGCAGGACATTCCTTCCGCCCGGCCCCAACGTTATCGAAACCACATCGGCTACGGCGTCGACGCCCTTCATGATGGCGGCGTGGCATTCATCTTTGGTGACAATCTGCTTTGGGTTCAAACTCGGCATTACTTGGTCGTCCTTCTGGTCGCACTGGACCTCTTGCGCTTGATTGGTGCATCTGTGAGGGTGATAGCATACTCACGACCGACTTCCACCCCATCGAATACCTCTTTCGGCACCGTGAGTTGTGCCGACGGAATAAAGCGGAGGACATACTTCCGCTCTCCCTGAGACGGGTTGACCAGCATGTGGGCGTGTTCGATAAAAACTTGCTTGTCGATGAGCATGTTGGGCATTACTTGGCTTGCTCCTTCTTGGCCTTCTTTTTCTTTGGGGTGGGGAGTGGGACGGCTTTGTGTAATCGCTTCCGCGTGGCCTCGTCGCTTTCGGGAGGGGTTTTCCAAGCGCTCTTGCCGGTTCCATCGGTGATGCCCATCTTCATTCCTCCTTTTCGCCTTCTTCTGCGCGGACATACCTAGCGACCCGCAACTCGCATGTCCAACCTTTGTCAAGGATGCTCTTTTTCAGTTCTTCCATCCTACGCGTTGCGCCTTCGAGGGTCAGTGAAACCTCTGCGAGTATGCCTCCCCACTCCTCGGGTTCTCGCACATTCAAGACTTCAACAAGAAACAAATCGCGATCTCCAAGTGCAACGCCTTGGATACCGTCCTCTGGCCACGAATGTTTTAGTTCGTTTCTCACATCTGTCCTTTTCGCCTCCACCCCTCCATCCGCGCTAGCTCGGAATTACAGGAGGGGATTCGGCCTTCGTCGTCGTTTGAAATTCTGTTAGACCGGCAACTCTTCGTCTTCGCTGTCGGCTGGTTCCTCGTCGTAGCCATCGATTTCAGATTGGGGCATCGGCAAGACCGGCTGCGCGCCTTCCGGAACCGAGATCACTTTGACCGTGCGGCGTTCGCTCGCGGCTACGGCGGTGCGGACCGCTTCCTCTGTCGCCGGGTTGATGGCGTAGACAGCCGAAGGATTGACCAGACGGGTGCGGCCCGGGATGGCTTGGCGGGAAATGACCGACCCTCTGGGCAATAGCTTCTCGCCTTCCCATCTCGGGACCGTCAACGTCTCCTCGCGCTCCGGTATCTCAGGCACGTCGATTTGAAACATGGCTTTGTCGCCGAAATACTGGGTTGTCACGAATCCTGCCTCGCGCTGGTGCCCCATGAGTTCGACCAGACACCATCCCGTAAAAGTCGCTCCGGTCTGCTCCATGACTACTCTCCACCCTTGCCGTGCTTGCGCAGGAACTTTTCCGTCAACTCTTCGGCGCGCTGCTTGTCGGAAAGATCGGCGTCAGATTCCACGGGCGGATGGCTTTCTCCTCGCGCGGCGAAATCAAGCTCTGCTCTCATCTTCGCTTTCACCTCTTCCTTGGTCGCGAGCTGTGCGGGTATCGGCGTCGTGTAGTCATTCAGCTCGCGTGGGATGCCGCCGTAGGTTAGCTTCGTCTGAAGCGCCTGACTGTCGGATATCAAGCCTTCGAACTGGACCGGCGTAGCGGGCTTAGGTTCCACCGCCAGCAATTCGTCCCACCTGACAAAGAGCAACTCTTCGCCATCAACCTTATGCTCGGACCCGGAATACTTTCCGATGAGCACGCGCTGGCCGACTTTGACTGGCGGCAAAAACCGGATGCCGTACTCGGACATGTAGCCGGTTGAGATAGCCACGACCTCGCACTCGGTCGGTTTCTGCTTGGCCGTCTCGGGATCGATGAAGGGGGATTCTTTCTTGACTTGCTCGACACGGCGCAAACAGACCCGGTCGCGGAGTGGAACGAAACTCATAGACTCTCCTTGTTGAAAATCAGTCTTACACGGTTTCAAGTATAGCGCAAGGGGAATCGGCGGAAAAATAAAAGCCCCGGATTTCTCCGAGGCTTGAGGTTACTCCGGCCAGAGGCTAGACCACGGTGAACTTCCACGGGCCGCCGACAGCCTGCTTGAAGTCGGGATTGGTGTACACGCACCAGACGATGATGGTAGACCCAACCTTCGTACTGGCCGGAATCTTCAGCGTGGCCGTCATGCCGGTTGCGTCCGATGTGTTCGACGTCATCGTGACCGCCGACCCATCCGAGACTTCGGCGGCCCAGCCAATGTTTGCGATGGAGGTGGGAATCCCCGCAGGCTCGGGGGTAAGCCTGAATTGCGGGGATTGTCCTGGGGCGATCGGCAGCATACTACTGAGTCTGCTCGATGGTGAAACTCGTAATGTCCGGCGACGGCGCGGATACGATGGTCTGAGTGGTCGAGCCAGTCGCAACCGTGCCGTCCGCATTCGTATACGAAATCTCCAGCGTGAAGGACGTGCCAACCACTGCGGTCGACGGAATCGCCACAGTCGCAATCAGGCCGGTCGGGTCAACCGTGATCGGCGCATTGGTCGTGTCGCTGGAGGTCCAGGTGGGCGGGGTCGAGGGAACACTGGTCGCAGGGACCGGCGTTGCGGTGAAGACGGGCGAATTTCCGGGAGCGATGGAAACCATGGGATTCTCCTGTTGGATCTGAAATGTGGTTATGGAAGTGGAGGGTGGTGGAGGACTCTCTCGCTTTGCGATCCTCCGAAGGATTTGCAGAATTTCCTGCTCGTAGCCGGCAGACTTCGACTCAAGGCTCACGACCGCCGTTTCGAGCTTCTGGATGACCCGATAGACGATTGTCTCGGAGAAGTTGGCGCTGGAGCTCTGGCGCAGGAGGCTGAGTGCGTCCCTCACCGCCGCGACTTCATCCTTGATGGCTTCGGTCAGGCCGGACACTCGGTTGATGTCTTTTTCCGCTTCGGCCAGAAGTTGAGCGGTCGTTACGTCGGTCATTCGGGTTCGCCTCCACTGGAAATCATACGCTGCTTTGGTTGTGGGTAAATGAGCAAATCAGGACTTGCGCTTCAACTCCCGCTTCAGCTTCGCCCGCTCTTTCTTGCTCACCTTCGGCTGGGCGCGCCGGATCGGGAGTGTCTCGACCATCTGGCCGGTCAGCGCCGCCTTCATCGCCTCATCCGCATTCTTCGGGTGCGCGTGAATCTTGACCCCTCGGATGGCGCTCTCGTAGCGAAGTTCGCGGCGGCCGGAGGTATGCGTCTTCGGCGGCTCGTACTCGGCGAGGTCGGTGAACGGGTTGAGGGACTTGTCGTTCATGGCTGGACTTTCGGCCGGCGCCCGCGCAAACCTCCGCGGCCCGACTGCCCGGTAATCCCCAACTCCGCCGCCAACTGCCTTACGCGCTCGCGGCTCACGCCAACCATTTCGCCGATCTGGGAAAAGTTCAACACCGGCTTTTGCGCCAGCAGCCGCTTGATCTGATCGCGCCGCTCGTCGTTGCGGACTCCGGAACCTTTACCGCCCATGCTTATCCCCCGAACACTCGTGTTGCATTGCCGCCGGAATCTCGTCTGGAACCTTGACGGAATCCGGCAGAAGGTAAATCTGCCCGCACCGCTGACATTTATAGCCGAAGAAGTATAGCTCTGGTGGCGGCTGGGGCGGAGGAAACTTTGACCCAGCGATGGGCATGAATTGCCTTTGTCTTGACCACATCAGCAAACCTTGGACCGGGACTGGGGTATGAAACATCGTCAACTCCATCAGCCACTGGTAGGTACTGTCGACGGAGATCACGCTAAAGTCATCACCGGCGCACATTGCTCCACCTGGAACCCTGTACGGTTCGTGCAAGATGACAAACCTCGGCAGTCCGCAAATCTCCTCAGCGCCCATGCACTCGTCCCTCCTTCCGCACAAACACCCTCCAGAACATCTTGGGGTGCCGGATCGCAAACATCCACTTTGGCATGCACCGCATCTTCGGCCACTCGTCCAACTTCGCGTCCTTCGACCACCAGAGCATCTGCGGCTCGGGGTCGGGATAGTATGCGACGTACTCGGTCGTTTCGCAGCCGATGCATATCGTATCCGGCGCGCCGCAATAAACGCA